GTTGTAGGTACTACAGGTAACCGATCAATTCCTAATGTTCCAGATGTAATATTACTAGCTGCTATAGATGCAACATTAAATGTTCCAAATCCTACTACTTCTAAAATATCACCAGAAGCTGCACCAGATGCAAGTGTAATTGTTGTTCCATTTTCTGTATAGTCATTACCAGACCCAGAAACAAGCTTAACTCCATTAAGGTAAACATCTGCAAAGCCCGAATCGAAATTCATTGTATTTCCATTTGCATCAGCTCCAGTAAA